TGACAATAGCTTTTGCTCTTGCATATAATTTAGGATTGGTTGGTTTGCTCGCCATTTAGCCTCCCTTGTTCTGTCCTATGCTTGATGAGTGCCACGATCCACCTCTGACCTTCAAAGTGAGCAAGGCTTTCGATTTGTGTTCCAGCACCATGAATGTTGCCCGTTGTGATGTTTTCCAAATACTGAAGGAACAGTTTGCCAATCCCTGAACCAAAAATAGCATAGGCTTTATTATTAAGATCAGCTTCAACTTCAGCAGTATAACTTCTACCATCGACAGATGCATTTATCTTTTCCTTTTTTTTCATTATTGTCCTCGTTGTTGTTGCATTAACTGTAATGCCATGTCAATGTTCCCTTGTACTTCATCTCTACTAGCCAATAATTCTTCCTTAACACCAAACTTAGATGCAAGATATCTTATAACCTGTTCCTGATTATATAATGCTGGTGTTATATCAGGCCCAAATGTTCCTGATACTGTTTGCTGAAATCTTACAAAATCAGCAACATCTTGTTGATCTTGAGCCCTAAGTAATGGAGATACTGGTACTATTCTTATTTCTCTACCATCAACTTTCGGTATATCCAAGATACCTTGTTCCGAATATATATGAACGATTCTTTCAACCAATGGGTGAAGAAATTCTTTCTGCATTCTCCCTGCGACTGCTCCCATATCTCTTGCCACGTCAGCAAGCCTTTCTGAAACTTCAGTTGCTGATAATGGTGTCTTTGCATTTGCTCTTGAATCGAGTTCATCAATATACATAGCCTTCCTGACATTTCTTCGCATATCCTCCAATATAAGTTGTCCAACATCAAATCTTGCTGGACTTTGTAATGATTCTAATGTTGACCCTGGGCTTCTTGGTATAAATGTCCCAGGTTGTATAGTTATGTTATCAGGATTAAAAACTCCATCATCATCATATACATATGCACCACCTATAGCCATTTCAGCATTTTCAAGTATAAGTTGTACTGTAAGATTTAATGTCTTTATTGCTGGCATAGCTTGTAATACTGGGCCTCTACCCCATACTTCCATGCCAGACTTTGACCATCTAGTTGTAAGCCAAGGTAATGATCCCTTACCTTTTAGCTTTTGTTGTTGTAGTATGTGATTATCTGTTTCAGATATAAGATAGTAAGTATATTCATCTTTGAATTTATCATCACTATCAAACATAGTAGCTTCAATAATTCTAGTTTTTCTATGTGGATCTCTTTTCTGTATAAGTTCCATATCCTTGCTATACTTGGCATCAGGATATCTATGCTTAATATCGGTAATCTCACAATCATAGTTCCATCTAAACCAATCAGTAACTTGATCCATAGCTCCTGATAACAATGCTACATTATTAGGTGGTACAGCAGTAAAATGGAGATCACCAACAAAACGACCTGATTCAACAAGCATATTCATTGTACCAATACCAAGATCTTGTAATCCCTCATGAAACTCAGAATTGAAGTTACTATTTCTTAGTCCCTCATGTAACAACTCTGTAATATCATCAAGCTCTTTTAGTAACTGTGAATTAATTTGCTCTTGTGGATATTCAGGCCCAGGGGCAAGTTTAAATGCTCGACCATTAGGAGGAAAAAAGCCAAGCTGTAGTCTTGAGGCAAATCTAGGGAGTCCAGTTACTGCTGTTTCGTCATATATATTTTCTGTTCGTCTTTGACCAGCATATTCGCCAAAGAAACTTTCTCTGTGTGGTAGAACATAGTCATAGATCTCTTCCCAAATATCAGACCAATTCTGCCACCTACCTTTGGCTTTCTTGTATCTGTTCATTACCTTTTGATATTCAGAACGACTCTTTGTACCACCTGAAGGTGTTGGATCGGAATCACCACCATACCCATCACGCATTGTAGCCACCTCCCATAGTTTTGTTCTTTGTAAGATTCTTACGTCTGAAGCCTGTAAAGTCTTCTAATTCTGTACTTTGCAAAGATTTTTGACCTATTAGGTTACTTGCTATCTTTCTAGTCTTTTCTTTTTTCTGAAATGCTTGTCTTTCAGCTTCTTCTTTATTTATTCTTCTTTGTTCTGCTTTTCGCTTTTCTAATTCAGGATCAGGTGCTGGTTTAGATGGACTTAAAATACTACCCATTTGATTGCTCCAATAAATCTTTTGCATCAAAGATGACTTTTCCTTTCAATCTACGCAATTCACAATACAATTGATATGGAGTTAAAATCCAAAATTTTCTTATATTACATAGATGTTTTATGAAACTAACACAATAAAATAGCCTTGGCATATAAATTGGCTTATCTTTTATATCAATTTCTAGACATTCACCACCTAAATGCATATTTAGGACTAATTCTGTAGCTTTTTCGCCTTTTAACGTATGAAATTGAAAGCCATTTGTTGTTAATTCTAATTTTTTCCAAATATCTAACTCAGTATCATAATTTACTGCATAAACATGAGAAAAGCCAAAGCGATGTTTAGTAAAAAGTTTCCAAATTCCTATGTTTTTGCTTTCACAAAAGCATATAATCCATCTCATATTGCTCTTTTCCTATTAAAACGACTATTTCTACGCTTCATACGATCAAATGGGTTGCTTACCCTCTCCACAATAGTGGGGGTGGTTGTTCTTTGTCCACCCAGCATGACTTTTCGACCCTCTCCACCACCTAGAAAAGCATATTGCAAAGCATCATGACAATGTGAGAATCTATTTTTGTCAGGTTTTTCTTCATATCTCTCATTGCCCATGTAATACATTCTTTTATATTGATAGCCACCTTCAAATCCTGATATCAGATTTGTACAAGTAGGGCTAATACTCAATGATGGTAAACCATCTGTCATACGATTTATTACAGATTCAACTGCTTCTACTCTCACAGATATATCATTTGATGGTGCTGGATAAGCATTGATACCAGCTGCTCTTAACATCATAAAAGGTGTATGCTCAGATACTTGTGCCATTTGATTACCAGCTGGATCTCCAATAAATTTATATGTCAACTTATCCCATTGATTCTTTGATATCTCTTTTTTCAGTATATCTGCAAATCTTATAGCACCCATGTCTTTACCAATGATTTCATGAAATATTATCCATCTACCTGAATGCAACTGTTGGCAAAAGACAGCTGAAGGGGATCTACCGAAGTCTATGCCAACAATTACATCACTCTGTTCTGTAGGCACTAATGGCTCACTAGATACATGAGTATCTCTTCTAAATGTCGGATAAACTGGTTTTCCGTCCATTAAAGATTGATATTCATTTAAAACATAAACTTTTACCCATGATGGTGCTTTACCTAATATTATTTTGTCATAATACTCTGCTTGTAGATTATCTCTGTTTTCTGATTTAAGATTTGGTTCATATCCTGATAAATTACCATGAACATCTTTTTTCTCATACATAGCAGATGGTTGAGAGAAAAAATTCCAATCATCAGGTTTTACCATCAACAATCTTTCTTCACTGGTAAGATATTCAGGTACTGGTACTTCACCAGCTACTATTCCCCACCAATGATCTTCACTAGGGGCATTTGTGTCCATAATCACACCATACCAACTTGGGCCACCCTCTCTCATAGCTGGGTATCTACCAACACGCATAGTACAAGCATCAACTATATTTTTATTAATTTCTCTAGCTTCATTTATCCAAACACCACTTAGCTCTAATGAAAGCAGCTTCTTTACATCTTCAGTCTTATCTAAAGCTAAAAATATTACTTCAAGCTCAACTGTTGTTTTATCACCTAAAGCAAAACAGACATTATGTGTATATGGTGGTGACCAAACAAAACGTCCTAGATCATCACCAAACCAATCTCTCCATGTCTTGATTGTCGTAGTTTTCAATTGTGGATTTGTATTACGAATAACTGCCCATCTGCTTTTTCTTACACCTTGCTGATTAGGTTGTTGATTGATAGATCTTCTCATGATCTCCATACAACAAGCAACAGATTTACCACTACCAACTGGGCCTCTTATACCACGGACAAAAGATCCATCTTTCATAAAAGACTTAGCTACTTGCCCTGGGGGTTTATAGTCTAGCTTCATAAAAGATTTCTTCTAGTAGCACCACCACCAGCACCAGATATTAATGCTCTTCTAGATGCAGTAGATATTGATGGTGTACTTGGTTTTTTTACTGGTTCAGTTACATCTTTAGCTGGAGGGACAACAACCATTTCAGAAGGATCATCACTTCCTTGTGTCGAATCTTTTTTTGAAACTGAATAAGAACCCAAATCAGTTCTTGTTACACCATCTTGTCTACCAATAGGACTAAAATTAGGATCACCTGTATATGTAGATATGCCTAGGCTATTTGTACTTACAACACCTCTATAATCTTTTACAGGATCAAACATTGGGCTGCTTGGATCAACAGAAGCATCGAATACAGCCCTTCCACCAGATCTTAGTGATTTTGCTTGCATATTTCTACTTACAGAACTTACAGTACCCATAGTAACTGTTCCTAATGTTGGAATAGGAACTTTTATTTCAGAAGTCTTAGCTCTTTGTTCTAGATCTCTTGCAATTCTTACATTTTGATCTACTTCTCTAAATACACCTGATCCTGATCTCATTTTGTATTCAGGACTTTCTCTACCTCTTGTACCACCTTGATCAAAAGCAACTTCTCTTGATTTACGTTCTTGTTCTTCTTTTGCACGATTAGTAGCTTCTGCCATTTCTCTAGCCCTCATTTCATTAGGATTAGATCTATTGACTGAATTACCACCTCCTGAACTTTCACCACCCATATTAATCTCCTTTATTTTTGGCTTTTCTTAAAGTAAAATAATTTTTAGTGTCTTGTCTTTTCACATATATCATGAGTGTGATTTACCTGTTATACAACTTGCGTCTGTTTTTTTAGGTCGTATGTCTATAGCTAGGTCTACGTCTGGGGCCCCTCAGTCAACATTGAAGTTTATATTTACAGAAGTATTACTCTGTCTAGGCGCATCTACTCTCAGTCCAGCACGATCCATCAGATCTCTACTTGCTTCCAGTCTTACGTGTGCTGACTTTGCATTGAGCAGTTCTCTCATAGTTGCCAATGCCTGTGTTGCGTCCCAACCCAAGCAGTTCATTGCTATCTGCTGTCTGTACTCCACAACATGAGGCTTTGCAATGGTTTTGTATGCCCATGCCTTGTTCCTACCTAACCTCTTTGCTCCCTCTGTGGGGTTGCAACCATCATGCAACATTGCGTGTACTAATTCAGCCTGTGCTTCTGTTATCTGTTTGTGATTGGGTAGTAGCAATTCACTATGCTTTTGTATATCCTCTAACGGAACTATTGACCCTTGGTATCGTTGCTGTTGATCGTTACTTGCTTTCATGGGGCAGCTCTTATTATTACTCTACGAGAGTATAACCATAGGTGCTATATCAATGTCAATTCACATTTGTAAGTCCTTGTTATTACGAATGAATATGAGGTGGCATCGAGCCACACACATTCATATTGTTCGACAACAATCCCTTTCATCACATTCCCTGACAGGGGTCTAAGAGAAATTTTAGGTCTAGACAGACCCTTTATACCTTTTGGAGTAGCCGTTTCCTTTTGCACGTCAGAGGTGAAGTACCTCTGTGTAGCAAAAGGGACGTGATACCCAAAAGTAGATACAAGCTCATCTGACGTGAAGAACGTCAGGTTGAGTTCGATGCAGAATAATATGTGCTTCATGGCACGATATTATTCTTTACTCATGGCTACGTACTGTGCTGAATAACACGATATTGCATGGGGTAGCCCCCATGCTTCAATCGTAAAACTTTGTTGTATGCCTTTGGCAGTACAAAGTTTTCTGTTCGTAAGAATTTTGTCTGACGTGAAGTACGTCAGGTCAAAACCGTGAAGTCACTTTCTAAGAACAGGCTTACTACTACTACTACGTTCTGCACTGCTCACGTACCGAGGAGCTATACCACACCATACAACCCCTACAGAAATGGTCTTACATTGTTGTCCTCACTATTACCCTCCCCATTTCTTAATCCTTTCTAAGTACGTCAAGATGAACTTTTTCGTGAAGTACGAAAAACTGGACGTACTACAGAAAGTATCTCTGGGGGTTTCCTCGGTGTGAATCGGTTGCCGTAAGTGAGCAGTACACAACGCAGTAGGTAGTGCTTGAATATCAATAACTGTACAAAAGGAGATACTACGATGAAACAGTTAGATTTATTTATCAAAAGCCAAGCAAGTGATCTAGAGGTTCTAGAGGATATGGTAACATATCAAGATACTTCTACAGTTGATCTACTTGATACAGAAGAACGTATGCCATTCAGGGAGCAGAAGCTACCATCTAGTCAGCTAGACTGGGACATACAGGTTGCAATCGAGGCAGGTGATTGGGATCGTGTTCATGAACTCAACACCATCAAACATGACATGAACAACTAACGGAGGCTAACATGAATATCAAACAAACTTCTGAGATCAAAGAAGATAAAGACTTCATCAGGTTATTTTGGCACGCAAGTAGGGCTTCAGCCTTTTGCCCAAGATACTGGCTTGCCC